TGAACCAGGTAGCGCTGGGTCGAACCCGAATACCCGAGCCAGCTCGATGTCTGCTTCTACGGTCGAATGGGATAGCTTCACGGGGCTAGAAGAGTACTCGTCAGGAGGGGCGGTCATCACAGAAGGACGAGCTCCGTTATTGAGCTCGAGGAGGATATAACCCGGGTCTGCGACGTCAAACTCGATGTTCTTGTCGCTGGCGTACTTCTCATTGTCTGCAAAGAGCTTAGCGAACGTCTCCTGGTTCGCGTACTCGATGACCCTCTGAACCTGATGAGACGAGATGCTCGGGTACTCTCGAGCAATCTTGACGATGGCGTCGTTCAGAGAGATGCCACTGCCTAGATACGCCACGCAGGCCCTCTTACCAAGTGACTGCAGGTCGGCTGGGCTCAAGGAGGCGTACGTGTTCTTGGTCTCAATACTGAAAGGAAGGTCGCTCATTGGTTACCTCGCTGCCCTCAAGCTAACATGGGGTAGAAAGAGTGGGAAGAATTGAGGACTGGCTCACGCTAATGGCTCACTTTTAAGAGCAGCGTTTCTAGCTCTGAGTTTGTTAATGGCCAACATAGCTCCTGTAGTCCCCGCCGCCATAGCTCCATAGGCGCCAAAAGCCTTCATCAAATTACCTCGCATTTTAGCAAGAACCTCAGGAGAGTGCTTACCTAGGTCCTTAATGGCTTTGAGGCCCCTGTAGGAAGCTAAACCCTCATCGAGCAACATTGGGGCAGATCCTAATCCAGTAGCCACTGGTGCTAATTTCGCGGTTGTTGATTCTGGGTCTTGAGCTGCCATTGCAGACCCTCCAACTATCCCCGCCAAAGGCCCTATACCTCGAGTACGTATTACCCCTCTAAGCAGCGCTCCAGTTCGAGAAGGGTCTCGTAACGACGCATGTCCTAGCTCATGGGCTAAAAATTCTGGAGAGTGCTTTAAGGTAGCGTTGGCTGTACCTCTAAGAAACCCCTCGCGCACGCCCCTGCTTCTCACCCCTCGCGTGCCATACATAGCTTCTTCTACTGGCCTCATGAACTTGGGGAGCATCCCGCCCTTCGGGATGTACACGGCCCCCATAACGGAGTCCACATTAGACACCGCTGTTTGTGGAGACAAATTTCTCTTCAACCTAACCACGTCTTTTAGTGTCATAGGGGCACCAGAGCCAGTCCCTATACTGCTCATTAAGGACGGAGCGACCGCCTGTGTAGCAATTCCGCCTCCTAGATTCGCCCCCAGGCCAGTAAGAATACTCGATGGAATCTTACCCATTCCAGGCTTAGAGGTATCAGACGAATCTCTCGCAGAGGAAATCTTCATCAGTTCGTCTACAAACGATTCTAGATAGTCAACCACTGACTCTGTCATGTGATGTCTAACTCCTCAAGTTCGTCCTGATCATCGCTACCGTCCAAGCCTTGAGCTCGTTGTATCTCTTTGGTGGGCAGAATAACATCAGGTCTTGGGCGTGAGTAGAACGAAGCCAAAAAGCCAAACGTCATGGCATGGAAGGAGTCATCTGGGTGCCCCGGAGACGCCTTGTAGATGTTCATACGTAGACGCTCGTTGTACTCGGAAAATATGTTCAGCATGTCCATGGCAAACGGGTCCTCAAACTCCTCCCACCGAGGAAAGCAGAACACGTTCGCCCGCTTAATAGCGTTGAAGATATCGGACATCACCTCTGTGCGATGGCACAGGTGGCGAGGAACACCCAGTTGAGGATCGAACTTGATCTTCTTCTTGACGTTACCTACCCACTGATACTTCTTGATTTTGTCTACGCCAAAGTCTCGAGTGAGCTCGTCGTTAGGCCAGTGTCCACCACCGTAGTCAACTCCTACCCGCTGTACGTTAAAGTCTACGATAAGGCGTCGGATAATTTCCAACTGCTTACGAGGCTCTGACTCTACACCTTCAAATCGGTGCCAATAGAAGTTGGTAAACCTGTCCGGGGCGAACGGTAAGTACCCTCCAAGAGTAACTACGGTGTAAGAAGACTCTCCCGTACCCCAGTCGATGCCCATAAAAATTGGACACTGACTTGCGTACTGAATAACGTCTCGATAGTACCGCATCGAGAGCTCGTCCCAGCAGTTGCGTTGAACGTCTCGTCTTGTAAGAGGTCTGGTGCCCGAGTCATAACTGCGGCCAAGAACTTCGTTGTGGAACTTGGCCCGGCTATACACCCTCTGCTTGTTCTTGATGTCCGCCCACTCAATCCAGGGCACCATAAGCTGAGGGATTCGGTATCCCTCAAACGGCATCTCCACAGAAGGATGGGGGTTCTGGGCTATCCACCTAGCATCAGGGTCATCCGCGCTAATTGGCTTTTGGCACTTGTCGCAGATAAGACCCTTGTCACCCACGTTCTCCTCGTCGAGGATATTCCAATGCCAAGTACCTGGGTCTTTTGGAGTCCCATGACGACGACACGGCACTGACCACTCATTCTGCGTAGAGAATCGTGTCCAGTAGTGCTCAATGGAATTGTCTAACGACTTAGGAGTACCTGCGTACACAAAGAACTTGAAATCCGAGTGAGACGCGCACTCCTCAATGACCGGGACGTTCTCCAGGAGTATGTCCTGAAACTCGTCTATGACGATCATGTCGGACGGGATACCGCGTGTTCTATCTGCGTTTAGAAAGGCAAACCGCAGAGTGATCTGAGAGTGATTGATGAATCTCTTTTCAAAGACGTTCTTGAGCAGCTTACTGTTGGTGGCCTGCTTCAAGAACGGGGAGAGCTCAATAGGCTCTGCGATACGATCTCTACTAAAAACCTTCGTCTGCTGGTTCGAGGGGCTAACGTAGAGCGTACGAAAGTACGGGTTGATGAGTAGGTATGCCAGGCAAGAGTTACCCAACAATGTTGATTTCTCAACCTGTCTCCCCGACATTAGGAGCTTGCGTTTAGATGGCGAGTCATAGATGGCTTTCAGATATCCACGACTCTGAAAGCTAAAGTTCGCCAACTTACCTTTGTGGGGGATCTTGATGGCTGCTTCTACAAAAGCAGAAGGGCTAGTAGGCATAGGCCCTTCACGCTCAAATACGCTCAGTTCCTCTTCCTCGTTGATACGGTAATCAGGGTCGTCCCGGTTGACATCCTCAGTGTCGTAATACGATCTAGGACGATCATCTGGGTTCTGAGATAGAGAAACTATTTCCGGCATTCGTTGCGCCCTCTCGCGCAATAATCGCATCTTCTTGGTATAAGTGCCACATGAACTCGAAAGAGCGATTAGCCAGACAACGATTACAGTGGGTGGAACATCTTAGGCAAGGTATTCTAGCAGCCATAGACGAAGACGTTGTCGACCCCTCCTTTCAAGTCTTCCCTACCGTCGACCCAATTAGATTCATCCTCAAGATCAACCTACGACTTCCGATAGGTAAGGATACAAGGGAGCCACTAAGAGCATACCTACGTTGCTGGGCAAGAGAGTTTAGCTGCGATGTACCAGTCATCAACATCACGGATTCGTGGATTCAGGCCGAAGTACTAACCCAAGAGAGAGTATGGAGTCGAGATGCGAAGAGCGGAAGATTCAAGGGAGGCCAGAGGTTTGAGCGCAGGGCTAGATGAAGTTGGAATGGGTCCACTTGCCGGACCCCTATGTGTGGCAGTTGTAGTGTTCCCGGAAGGCGCTACACCTATCCCCGGCGTTACCGATTCAAAACAACTAACATTCAATAAGAGAATGGAACTAGCGCCCGTCATCATGCGTAGTGCCACATATTTTGGAATCGGGTGGGCTCACCCCTCAGTCATAGACAAGAGGGGCCTATCCGCAGCATGGGACCGAGCGTGCTCAGACGCCCTTGAGGGGGCACCAGAGATTGACCATCTAATGATAGACGGGAACCATGAACTACAGAGTTACGAAGGCAAACAATCTACGTTCGTCAAAGGAGATGCCACCTACTGGCAGATCGGAGCTGCAAGTATCGTAGCGAAAGTAGTTCGAGACCTGGATATGCTAGGCATGAGCGCCCACTACCCTGAATACAAATGGGACAACAACATGGGGTATGGTTCTAAGGCACACCTAGACGCGTTGTTCAAACTAGGCCCTACGCCCTATCATCGCGGGTATTACTTGAAGAAGCTGTACACGAAGAACCAGGAGCGTATTGATCCAGCAAACCGCAAGTGGGAGCTCTGGAGGCAGAGGTGGTTAGTCGAGTCAGAGCATCCTGGAGAGGACGATGTTCCTTACTGACGCCATCTTTCGCAACTCATCGAAAAAGGCAGCGGAGAGTTTCTCGAAGTGGGGGCTTCTAGCAAAAGCCTCCCAAGCAACATTGACCTCTTTCATCTTCTCCAAGCTACCACCACGGTCAGGATGGTGGCGCATAGCTTGAGACCTAAACGCTGCCTTAGCGTCGGCTTTAGTTTTCACTCCTTTAAGCCAACTAGGGACCTCTACGGGTCCTCGAGATCGGTACCCCGGCGCCCCACCCTGGTAGTGTTGGTATGTCTTATATGTGTCTTTGAAGTCTTTGAATGCACCAGCAGCACGACCTACCATGAACCCT